AATTAATTTATAAATTTCTATTTAAGGTCAAGTCGACTATTGTTGCTGTTTGCAAGAAGATTTGCAATACCACTATTTCTGAGGTTGTCAGTAAAGTAGTCAATAGTCTCATTGCATCCAAGATTATTATTTGGTTCAAAGATCTCATCACTGTTGCTGCTAGACCAGCTACTGCTACCTTCTCCCTCGCTTTGGACAGAGGTTCTCTCTTAAAGAAAGCCATTGTGTCTAGATTACCGACTGGATTGTTTGCAACCTCCGTCAATGTTGCCAAGCAAGGTTACCAATTGGTCCCTCGTGGTTTTTCATATGCCATTTCTGCCATTAGTGCTATCTTTAAACTCAGATCAGTACCTGTTGCTCCAATCATTGGTTCCACCACGTCGTTTTTAAACTGGATTGGAATCATTGACACAGTAGGATCTTGCTTTAAAGGACAGTGCGTTATTGCTGCTCCATATGTAAACTATGAAGGATTATCCGAGGAATCTTTACATGGTGACTGTCTCTTGTCATCTGCCATCGCTTCTCCTAACGGTTTTCCATTTGCTACAAAGGATAAATCAGGAAGGATTCGTCCTATGAAAATCTATACATCTCGTCCTAATCACTTTGCTATAAGAAGTTTCAATGCTCTCTCACCTGTAGTTGCTGCTATGGGAATGCCTGCTAATACAAACATGGGAGGAAATCCTTTGTTTGCTATGATCTCTCATGTCATGTGTAGTGAATTAGTTAAAGCTGAAATGGGTCCATTACGAACATTCCTAGCTTACTATCATTATCTTAAATTCGTGCTTGGGTCTAGTCGTCTTTTTAGATGGTTGGGTTTGCCTCTTATACTATACTCTAAAAATGTTGGTTTAATAATTCCTTGGTATACTACGATCAGAGATGCAAACTACCACAGAAATAAAGCGATTGCCCAATTTTATGATATTAAGACCTCCACATTTTACATTGATGAGAATTTATTGCAAGGATTACGTTTACCTAGTTTTCTTGGATCTGATCTTGATGCTGACACATTGAGAGCCTCTAGTAATTCTGCCGTTCAAAATTTATCCCGTGGAGTATATTGGAATACATTTATTGGACAAGCATATGAAGCCGCACAGAATGCTATTACAGATCCTAAATTGGCCCTCCCTGAATATCAAGTGGTCATCAAAAACACTTTTGATATTCATACCGCAAGGTTAACCAGCAATCAAAACAGGATTGTGCCTTCCAGCACTGCTACGGCAGTTGCTAGGATCTAATGGGTTGTGCTAAGCGCCCATCTCGTGTACGAAAGTACATGAGCGGATATCGTACTGACGATTTCCGGAACCGTGAGTTCGAAAAAGCGTTTCTAGCTATCAGAGAAAATGTTTTGACTTCTATTCATATCATGCCGAAGGAAAAACATCGTTCAGGCAAGCGTAAAATCATGGGCGTCACTCTCCCATGGTCCTACAAAGGTGCTTGCGAGCTTAAACCAGATGATAATGATCTGGCCTCCATGATCGATGGAGCTAAGCATAGAGTTGGAGGTGTTGTTCCTCCTGTGAATCAGTACGTGAAACGTGGATTTAAACGTTTTGTCAGGTTGTGGTGTAAGCATAACCTGACACCACTGGATCGTCTGACTCTGATTGATTTGGAGAGTTGGTTGGCTGCCACCAATTATTCTGAATCAAGGAAACAACAGTTAAGAAATTGTTACACAGTTGAAGAGGAGAAATATGTGCGTCCAGAGTTTAGTAAACTGCTTTCTTTTATCAAAGATGAATTCTACCCTGAACCTAAAGCATTTCGTACGATCAATGCTAGACACGATTATTACAAATGTGTCCTAGGACCTTGGATTCATGCTATTGAGAAGGTGGTATTTAAGCATCCCGACTTCATTAAAACTATCCCTGTTGCAAACCGAGCTAAAGCTGTATTTGATAAATACAAACGTGGAGACTACATATCCACTACTGACTGTACTGCTTGGGAAGCTAGCATGGGCCCTGATATAATGAAATGTGGAGAACTACAACTCTTCAAGCACATGTCCCAGTATTTACCGGGTGCTCAAGACTTCATTGACTGCTATTATCAATTGATGTTTCAGAACACACTTAAGTTTAATGGATTTGTTTGTACCGTCCTCTCTAGACGTATGAGCGGTGAAATGTCAACCTCAATAGGGAATGGATTTACCAACTTAATGATCATTAAGTATACTGGTTTTAGATTTGGAATTAACCTTCAAGTATATTGTGAAGGAGATGACTCCATCATCTTTTCTGATCGTCCATTCCCACCCGACATTTTTACAGCCCTTGGATTTATTGTAAAAATGGAATATCATTATGATATCAGGAAAGCGAAGTTTTGCTCTCTAATCTTTGACGACTCGTTCAATCTCTTACGTGACCCAGTCCACACAATACTTAGGCTGGGATGGACCACTCAACAATACGTAAATTCTGGAGATCGTATTCTCATGAATTTGTTACGATTAAAGGCTATCAGTCTAAAATGTGAAGTGCCAAATGCCCCCATTTTAGGACCTCTTGCTGATAGATTATTATTTCTTACCAGAGAATTTGCTGGTGGATTTGATAAGTTCCTTAAAGTAGCTCATTTGAATGTATACGAAAAAGAAAGACTTGAACAGGCACTCAAATATAAAGCCTGGCGTGTTGGAGCAAAGGTCACTGCTGATGCTAGGCAACTCTGTGAAGAGGAGTTTGGCATCCCGTGGGAATCTCAGATTGCTATTGAGAAAGCCATGGCATCCATGGAGTTAGGTCACTACTCCTGTCCGATCTTGGACATGCACATTAAGGGTGACAATCGTTTATACTACGAGATTTATTCCTCCGACTCAAAGGAATACAATCAATGTATAGATACCCGCAGACTGTGTGAATTTGCGACATATCTGCC